GCTGCAAGATACCGGTGAAGTAGAAAAGCAGCAAATTGACTCCGCTGCTCTTCACCGTATATCTTGCAGCTACGTTGGGGCGCTCTCCAGCGTTGCCCTGTTTTGCTGCATTTTTAGCTTTGGTACGTTTTTCGGGTTTATTCGCGTTTACACAGTTGTTTTTTCAGACCCGGGCAAAGTGACTTTACGATCACAATTACGACGTGGGATTGCTTTCTCCTCACCGAAAACCAGGTTTAAGCTATTTCCAAACTAGTTGTGATGGTTACTGTTAATCTAAAAGCAACCGTATATATTCAAAAACTTCCTTTCATAAAGCACCAATTCCGCCTGTATTAAAGATGTTCTCCGCCTTCTTGCAACTTGCTGGGACTTTTTCATAATCTGCAGTTTCGCCTGGTTTACGGCCGAAGTAACGAAATGATTTAGCACATCTTTGTGTGGCAAAGGAGAAGAGTGCAATAATATTTTGCATATTTCCATGTTTTTTAAAAAAGTATGCTTTGCGCATGCGACTATATTTTTTTGCACATTTCTTGTCCTTTTGTGTGTTTTTATTCCTTTGTTGCAGATACCCCAAAAGCCGTCTTTCGTTTTTCAACGAAAGACGGCTTTTTGACAGACTAATACCCGATTCTAATGAATGAGGATATTTAACAATAGATATCAGCAATAAGACCATGCAGCTAACATTCTGTTGTAAACTTCGGTTTCAGATAGACCATGATTATCGCCATATTCACTGACGGTGAATCCTTTATTAGAATTGGCTGTAGGATCAAGAATATAAAGCATATTATCACGAAAGACAACAACAATATATGTATAATAATAAGGAGCTATGTTGTTGGAAATCTTGATTATAGCAGGCGTGTTGCGAAGGCAATTCTTGATTTCGTTAATTTTTCCCTGGGAGCTGCCACATAATGTTACATATGAGCCATCATCGTTCAGTCCATAATATGGTTCGCATTTATTCCAGAAATTATTTTCCGCTACTGCCATTATGTCACTTTGGGTTGTATTGATTTTTTTATACTTGCAAATCATGTGAAAAACAGCGGCTGCATCACATGAATCTCTTTCTCTTTTCGCATAAAAAGAATATGTATTGGATGCATTATATTTTGCAAGACCTTCACTATATAGTTTGTTAATGTCTGTGTTGTTTGTAAGTTCATCAAGCTTTTCTGCACAATCATATATTTCTCTTCTGTGAAACAAGAATGATTTTGAGTCATTGCGAATAATATCAGCTATTTCATGTGCAGAATCAATGTATGCTTGTAAGTTTATAATTTGCTCAGGGGATAATGATATTCCTTTACAGCCCTGAACATATACCTGTTTTCCACATTTCATTATTCCTTTCAAAACCGAACCATAAAGCGATTTAATACTTTTGTACCAAGATTTATATGAACCAGGTACATTGTATACTGAACCGAAAAAATCAAGAAAACTTTGGGTACAGAATTTGCTTGTACTATAAAAAATACCGTAATCGCCCAAAGCTGTTTCAATGGTGGAATCTCCTAAAGATTCGATCACACTCATGTAATCTCCAGTAGAGATGTCATGTTCAAGTTTTAACGTTGCAATGTCTTCGTCATAAACAGTTGCAAGATCAATTAGATTTAAGACAATACCTTTGACTATATCACCGTCTTCCGAAGCAGCATCATTGCCCCACAACTCGTATGCATCAGCATTGATTGATGATGTAAGCATAATAAACACAGCAATACAGATCGTGATATATTTTTTTATAAACTGTTTCATTTTTATCCTCCTACGACGTGAACTGTTTTTATGTGATAACATTATTGCAGTACATCGGTATCACCTCCTCGTATTCAGAAGCTTATAATATTAGTATATGAGCGTATATATAAATAGTCTACAAATTTTGTGAAATTTCTATGGAATCTGAATTTTCAACATGCTTTTTTGTTTAAAATGACAATGATTTGGTGTGAATATTACACTATATAGTTATAATGTTAATTTTTTATAGATATGATATAATATATTACAAAAAGAATAGACTATTTCAAAATCTTTGGTAGATTGAAGTAATAAGAAAACATTCGAAAGGAACACAATATTATAGAGCTAAATGAGGAAGCTATCAAATCATCTTAATACGGAATTAAGCTGCAAAGATGGTGTGTTTTCCGTTCCGAAGAGAACACATAATGAAGCAGAATAATACTGTTTCTGTCAATGCCATGCGGTCTCCCCATTGTACGACCGAATTCAATCACATCATGTCTGGCAGTTTTGTCTTCATAAATCGCAGACTCGCAAAAATCACAGTTTTTATTCAATAGATCTAAGGAGGAACATCATTCTTGAACCAAAAAGTTAATCCGCTGAATTCTGAAAAGAAACATCGCTGTGGCTCGGAAAGGCATGTTCCTCGTTTGGCATATTTATTTTATTCTAATTCAGTCCTATCATAAGGTTCAAATCCAACCTTGTCACGAGATATTAAAGGACGCTTTCCTAATTCATAAGTAACGGCATCCTGGCTTGTCTTCCTTATAAATATAAATTCTAGCCTTTCGGCTTACAAGCTTGGCGTGTTATACCTCTTTCGGTAAAAATGCGTATTACAACAATTCTGTCGATTCTATTATGATATGACCAGACTTAAAAGTCAATATGCATTGCAGATCTGCTTTCGACAAAAAAGCATATTTAAGCAGAATTTCCGAAACTGATTTATTTCCAGCTGGTTGCAATATAGTTTTCTATTGCAGTGGTTTCAGCTGGAAGTGTTTTCTTTGCGGGCTTATGATAAAACAAAGCAAGTGTGCCATCAAGCTCACTTGCTTTTCTTTTTATGATTTTCCGGGTTTCAGCGTATTCAAAAAATCCGCCAGCGCCATCTGTTCCTTGTCATTAAACCGCGTCAAAGCACTCATAAGATAAGGATTGATCTCGCTATCATCTTCACGGAAGAATTCCTCCAGGGTGACGCCGAGTGCGTCGCAGAAGTACGACAGCGTTTCAACAGTAGGATTACGCAGTCCAAGCTCTATTTCACGCAGGTGGCTCTGAGAAATTCCCGCCATATTCGCAAGCTTGTTCGTGGTAAGCCCCTTTTGTTCTCTCAGATAGATTATTCTGGACGCAACATTCATGCCATTCACCTCTCCTTGTAGTATAATTATAAAGTATATAGTGATAATTTATTACTTTTATATAGTTGACAAGTTACATTTATTGTGATATAATTTTAACTGCATAGAGATAAATATCGAAATTTGCAGATGGTGAGGATGGAAAACATGAAGAAAAAGAAAGAACTTTTGATAACTTTAGCAGGAGCAGCTGTATTAGGTGGGATTATCGGAGCAATGTCCGGATGCAGCAATTCATATCGGGTAAGAACAGATCCCGAAATCATAGGGAGTTTTTATGAAATGGGCGGAAACGGCAGCTGCCTTGCATGCTTAGGCTGCGTCAGCAAATCGTCTGCGGCTGACTGCTGCGGAAATGTTGAGTACTCATACAACGGTTTTACAGATTGCTTCGGACTGACGGTAGATGACGACACAACGGCAGATGATATTTATATGTCATACTACATATGCAACGGAATGTACTGCGTTAATATGCCGGTTGAATCGGGTGACAGCGTAGTTCCCGTGTACGGCTGCTACACAGCTCACTGATATGCTTCCGATAATTCATATCGTACTGCCGATGTATGCAGTCTGCTGCGCTCTTGGTGTTATCGCAGCAGCAATATTGCTGATAAGCCGTGTCAAGAAATATGGAGTACCCCCGATTCATGCCATACAGGTTTGTATTTTTGCTGCTATCGGAACGGTTATTGGGAGTAAGCTGTTGTTTTTGCTGACTCAGCTTGATACGATAATCCCTGAGTTTTCTTTTGGACTGCTGATAGGACGTTTCATAAACAGCGGATTTGTATTTTACAGCGGATTTGTATTTTACGGCGGATTGTTTGGTGCACTTGCGGGTGTAAAGATCTATTCCGCTGTAAGAAAATATGACAGTCTGATGCTGTTTAATATGCTCGTCCCGTGTTTCCTGATGTTCCACGCATTTGGGAGAGTGGGGTGCTTTATGTCGGGGTGTTGCTACGGCATTGAGTGTCCGTTTGGATTTGAAATGCTCATAAGTCCCGGTGTAACACGTTTTCCGGTTCAGCTTGCAGAGAGTGTCTGCGATATTCTCATTCTCGTTGCAGTTCTGATTATCGAAAAGAAAAAGGGAACGCAGACCGATATTTTGCGTATTTACATGGTGTCGTATGCCGTGTGCCGATTCCTGCTGGAATTTTTGCGTGGAGATGAGATACGAGGACATTTTCTGTGCTTTTCTACGTCACAGTGGATAGTGCTAGGAGTAATTGTTTTCTATCTTGTAAGAGCTATAATGCACTCCACAAGAACGAAACAAGAGGTGAGCGACCAATGATAGAATATGTCATGCGGATAATCCAGAATGTCTTTAACAATGTAAATACGGCGGCTGAAACCCCACTCGGCGAAACTGTTGTTTCCATCATCGTCATAATTGTAGTAGGCATTATAGTCTGCATAATAGCAAGCGGAATCGGAATGATCGTTGCGTCGATTTTTAAGGGAATCCGGATAAATCTTGCGGGAATGCTCGCAGCGGTTATCGCAGAATTTGTCCTGCTGGGTTCCGTGCCGGAAAAGGGGCTGATCGAATACCTTATTGGCGGCTTGATAATACTTGCCGGGCTTGTCGGCTGTGGAATGACGCTGATTATAGGCAAGGAATACGGCTGGGGAAAATGCTCAAAGAAGCAGACTGGCGGCTATGCGTATTACTATGCCGCATTCATGCTGAGTCTGTTTGCGGTATCTCCGACGTGGTACGGAATGCTTCCGGGGAACGTCAATAAATGGTGTATATATGTGCCGCTCTTTTTGTCCGGAATGGTTGCCTGTGGTGAGCTTTTCGGCTCGTTCAGCGAGGAGGAACAGCAATGACGTTTTATGAACTTCTGAATGTGAGCCGTGACTCTTCCTCGGAGGAAATTGAGCTTGCCTTTTCGGTACGTCTTGCAGAATTCAGCCGTGAAGCCGCTACGGGGTCAGAGGGAGCCGCTAAAAAAATTTCCGACCTGAAATACGCCAGAAAAATACTCACGGATCCCAAACTGCGAGCGGAATACGACAAAGCGCTGACGGCGGACGAAAATCTGAATGCTTCCCCGGTAAATCTCCGGAAATCGCCGAGAGTTTCCCTTACAAAACCGGAAATCCCAGAAGAGGTATTCCCTGAGCCGGAGGTTCCGCAGACAAAGCCAGAACCTGTGCAAACTGAAGCTCCTCAGCCTGAGCAGATTGAAACGCATGATGAAAGCCCAAGCGTTTCGGCAGGAGCTTATTTTATTACAAATGCAATAGCACTTGTTGTGTTTATTGTGTTGATAATCATTGTATCAAATTCAGTATAACAGGAGGAAAGAGCAATGAAAAGACTGATGTGTGCCGCAATGGCAGGAATAACGGCTCTGACGAGTATTGTAATGACTGTACCGGCAGCGGCAGAAGAAAAAACAAACAGGTATGGTGATTTTGAATACCAGATCAATGGCTCAGAGGTCACTATCACGAAATATGTCGGCGATGACAGTAGTGTATATATTCCGGATTATATTGATGGAAGGAAAGTAACCCAAATTAGCCATAGCGCATTTGCTCTCTTAGATGAATTACAAAATAGCATTGAGTTTATTAGATTACCTGCATATCTAGAAGAAATTGAAGAATATAGCTTTATGGGCACAAATCTTAAGAGTATCGTTTTTCCGCAATCCTTACGTATAATAGGACAGGAAGCATTTGAATACTGCCATGAACTTCAAGAGATTATCTTTGGTGGTAATGTTTATTTGTGCTATGCTGCTTTTCAAAATTGCACTAATCTACAAGTGGTATCGCTATTTACGGGTGACAATTTTACTTATGGGTCCCAAAACGGGTATAAAGATATTTTTGCATTGTCAGATAATATATCTTCTGTATATTATTTTGGAACAGTTGATAACAATAATTATTTTCCGTGTATGTTTGATGAAATAGCGAGTACGGGTGGCGGATGTAAGATTTATGATAGTATAAATTATTATGCTTTTAATAATTTTGATTATACAGATCAAATTACAATTCAGAAATTCGACCCCAGAGACACCCACGCCTTGGTAACATTCAACACTAACGGCGGTGATACTGCTAACACGCAGATATATGCTCTCAAGGGACAGATGGTATCCGAAGCGATTCCTCCCGAGAAAAAGGACTGTGAATTTGTAGGCTGGTACGACAATAAAGCCTGCACCGGTGAGCCGTGGGACTTTACCACCGACAGAGTTTCCAGTGATATGACGCTGTATGCGAAGTTCATTCCGGCGCAGTATACCATCACATTTGATCCCCAGGGAGGAACCTGTGATACCAAGAGCGGTGAATATTCCTTTGGTCAGGGCGTTGGTAATCTTCCTACCCCGACTAAAACAAATTATACGTTTCTTGGCTGGTATTCACGCCCGGAATGCGGAGGAACTAAATATACTGCAACAACTCCCATGCCGAGAACAAATATAACTCTGTATGCAGGCTGGCTCCAGAACGGAAAGAGCCTTGTCGTAAATTACAACGCAAACGGCGGAAAATGCGACAAAGAAAAGTCGCTGGTTCCTTTCAACGGAACTATCACTGATCTTCCTACTCCAAAGATGGAGGGTTATAGGTTCCTGGGCTGGTTTGATGAATCCGGAAAGCAGTACACTTCCTCTACCAAAGTTACAGACGATAACCTTGCGCTCACTGCCAAGTGGGAAGTACAGGGACTTTCAATAACTTTTGACGCAAACGGCGGCAGCTGTGACAAAACTGAAATGAAAGTGACTTACGGCAAGAAAGCAGGAAAGCTTCCTGAGCCTACAAGGGACGGATATTCATTCCTCGGCTGGTACTACACCAGAAACAGCCAGGAATACGCACTCACAAGCGATACAACTATCACTTCATCAATATCAGCATATGCAAAATGGGATGCTTTTGAATACATGATACTCCTTGACGCAAGGAGCGGAAAATGCGACGAGGAAAGTGTATTCGCATATTGTGGTGAAAAGATCGGCGATATTCCTACTCCGACGAGAAAGGGCTATTACTTTGGCGGCTGGTACACCAAGCCGGGCGGCAAGGGAACGCTGTATACAGATAAGTCCCTCATGCCCAGCAAGGATTTCACGCTGTATGCAAAGTGGACGAAGATAAGCGGATATGCGTCAAAGGTGACTCTCAATTCCACAAAGGCAACGCTTGGCGTAGGACAGAAACTTACTCTCAAGCCCGTAACCACGCCGCAGTATACGCTGGATAAATTTACATGGACTTCAAGCAATCCTAAAGTTTGCTCCGTGAATGCCAACGGTCAGATAACCGCGCTCAAAAAGGGCACGGCTACAATTACAGTAAAGACGACAAAGGGCAAGACGGCTACCTGCAAGGTGACGGTAAAATCTCCGGCTACGTCAATAAAGCTCAACTATACCAAGCGTACCGTATCAGCAGGTCAGGAGATTATTGTTAAGGCTACTGTAAAGGGATACGGCGGAAAGCTTACCTGGAGCTGCAACAATTCCTGTGCCAAGGTCGATGACAACGGCAATATCACTGCTCTGAAAAAGGGTACGGCAATTATCACAGTTAAAACATACAATGGAAAGACTGCAAGCCTTACATTGACGATCAAGTAATATCAAACCTGCTCCGTCAAATCGAAATGGCGGGGCAGGTTTAATAAAAGGAAGGAATATTGTAATGAAACGAAAACTGATACCTTTTTTCTTGTCGGCAGCTGTCCTGCTGACTTCGTGTTCATCTTCTGGAAATAAGACCACAGATGGTTCAACAACTGCGTCTGATGTGTCTCAGACCGTTTCTGGGTCAAATCAAGCAGAAAGCGTTTCTTCGGCAGAGGAAACTGAACAGGCAGATGGTCTAACCAAAACACTACAGATATATGATGGTATTGATATCATAAAGGAATATGATATCACGCCGGAATCTCCGTTGTGGTTTATCGGCGAAAAGCTCACAACTGTTGCGGAAATGATAGACGAAGAACCGGAGATCAGCGATTTCTATGCAGGTGGAATGGGCTGGGCGCTTGAATATAACGATTTTTTACTGTTCAGTTCTGATATGGAGTATGACTATGCACGTGTGACTACAGTTTCTCCATATACCGGGTGCGAACTTTTTGACGGGTATCGCATGGGTTATCTGAGACTGAGCGAGCTGAAAGATCTTCTTGGAAATTATGATGTGGAGCAGAACCTCGCAAGTGGTTATTATGTCCTGGCAAGCGAATTCAGGTTCAGGGAAGATCCGCAGAATTATTACAGCATGGTGTTTTCTTTTGAAAATGGATATGACACGGAACGCTGTACTATGCTGACAACATACGTTTCCAGTGAGCCGGTAGCATCGACTTCCGGGAATTATTATGATGACGGTGGATATGACGATTACTACGATGACAGCTATTATGACGATTATGATTATCCTGACGCAACTGAACCTACGTCAGGTCCGTATGATGAAGTTATTCAGAATCTTCATGACAGAAGCGATGCAAGGTCTGTGATGTATAATTTCTACAGCTGCATTGATAACCATGATACAGATGGGGCATTAGCCTGCACCACACAAACAGATGATGCCCTGACTTACTCTATCCAATGCGCAGCTGATCCAGAAGCATTTTATGACACTGTCCCTGATGAAACTATCAAGCTCCTTCTCAAGGAAGTAATAATGCCGATGGAAGACGATTATGATTCCTACTATGAGATTGGTGATGTTGGGGCGGCAGATCAGATGGCAACCGCACATATCACAACAAATAACATTTCGTATTATGAAGCCTTTAAGGCAATTGCCTGGGCTATGAAAGACCTTACAGATTATGAACTTGAACAGTATGCAAATGAATTCGCAGATTCATATTCGGGAGGTCCGGAACCTACCTCTGATGATTTCACGCTGTTTGTGCTGAAAAAGCTGGCGCAAAAGGTAAGCCGCTCAACTGTCGTTCTTGGAAAATGCTTTGCTTATGATATTTATCTTGAAAAGATAAATGGTGAATGGTATGTTTCCGGATTCAGTGATAATACTGATTTCATAGACATGTATCTTGGCTGTTTCAGTGACCTTGCTCAGAATATGAATTATATTTCAAATCTGTTCACCAGTTGATTTGTAGATTCAAAGTAATCTTCTGATATATGTCATTACGCATTCATACGACCCGAAAGGATAACATACACAATTACCTTAAACAAAAAAAGCACTCGGCATTTTAATCAAGCACCGAGCCTTATACAATATTGACAAATTTCGCACTTCAAATTTAGCCAAAAACACAAAAATAACAAAAAAGTCTTGACACTAAGAATGGGATATGTTATAATAAGCAAAAAGCGAGTCCAGAAATTCAAATGAAACGAGGGTTGTATCTATGAATAATATGCGTATTATTTGCAAGAATTATATTTTTGTAACAGAGCTATCAAAATACAATAACCCTTGTAGCAATTTCTGTATGTTGCAATCATAATTGCATTATCATTCAGAATATATTACAAAATTGCGAGGGGATTCCTCGCTTTTTTTATTGTGAAAAATTGTGAAAGGAGGACAAAAAGCTATGCTTGCTCCCAACACTCCACCTCAGTAGTAATTTTACCCATGCATAACCTAAATAACTTAACACAGTGATTAGGAGGCTAAATGTATGCGTATAAACGGGAAATTCAGTGCTAAGATACACATGGACTTGAACCGCGGAATGACCAAGCCTACAGCACAGCCACCCCGCAATTCCAAGCAGCCGAATACGCAGTTCGTTCTTGTGGTATTAATGATCATTCTGTTGATTCAGAACCCGAATGTCACCACATATACAGATCTGATTAATCCAGACTCCGGAATGTTACACCATTTACAGTTCTGATCAAACCAATCGCGCCAATCGCGACTAACCAAATGCTACCGACGAAGTGTGCAGGCTTCGTCGGTATTCTTTTGCCCACGTAATTCGGTGCTTAGAGAAAGTATACCATATAATTAGCGTTTTGTCAATATTAACTCTATTACTTTTATTACTTTACACCATAGATTTATTATTTATTTGTTGGTTTTTAACAACTTATATATATTCGAATTTTAATTGCCAAGCAATAAACATAAAATATTTGTTATATTCTATCACAATTAGTTGGTTTTCAACAATTCGCAGACACATCTAACTCCTAGTGGTATAATTTATCAAGAGGAGTGTATTGCAGATGATTATGATCATGTTATCCCGCAAGCTGGGCGAGCTTAGGGTAACACAGGCTGAACTTGCCGCAAAGACAGGAATACGTCCAAATACTATAAACGACTTATTCCACAATGTTGCCGAACGGGTCAGCCTTGAACACCTTGATAAAATCTGCGAGGCGCTGGACTGCGACCTGTCGGAGATTGTTGCATTTACCCCCAATACAAGCAAGACCGTTGATAAGTGCAAAAGTCAGAGCGTTTACAAACAAAAGGTGTGAGAGATCCCCGACTGATAACAGCCGGGGATTTTCTTGCGCAAAAACACTTGACATTGCACCCGATTGAGTGTATAATACAATCACACTCAATCGAGTGTATTCGAAAGGAGTATGATTTATGGATTTAAGCGGATTTCAGATGTGCCATCTATCCGATGATGCACACAGTATCCTAAGAGAAAAGCGTGTAATCCTCGGACTAACCCAGCAACAGGTAGCTGACAAAGCAAAAGTTGTTCTGCAGCAGTATCAGAAGTTCGAAAGCGGGGAACGCAATATCATGACCTGCTCATTTAGTATTGCATGCCGCGTCATTGAGGCATTAGGCATGGATATCACAGACTTCTACCACGGTAAGTATGCATTTGGAGAAGAGGTATATTCTTCGCCAGAAGGCTTGCGATACAAGAAAACCGGAAAACTCACATCAGAAGACGTAAAATAAAAAAACGCCGCCCTCAAGGAAATTACCTCAAGGGCGGCGCACTTATTTATATTATACCTCTTCAGTTTTCACTGTGAAACCCATCGCGTTCAGCGGACCAGTAGTGGCCGGAAGTTCCGATTTTGCGACTACCTTTGTGGCAGTGACGCGGTATTTCTGATTAGGGAGCTTGTTCTTGCCTTCCTTGCGGATCTGAGCCGCAAACCCCGTGTAACCCCAGTTGCAGTCACACTGTCCGATGATTCCGGGAACTGCTCCGACACCCTGCACATCGTAGTATTTGTGACCAGCAACCGAGTGCTGCCACATATCGTACTTAGTGATGTACTTCTTGACCTTTGCCTCGGATATGTACGCGGCAAGCCACAAGGGATAATCCTTCAGCTCATCGAAATTGAGGTGGCAGCATATCCAGTTGACGTTCGTGTACAGCATCGGCTGATAGTTATGCGCAGCTATCGTGTCCATGAAGGCCTTGCACATCGCCGTACATACAGTCTTCCCAAGTTTGTACTGCGATTCCATCTCAAGGTCGTAGGCTATCGGATACGTGATCTTGCCGTCCAGCTTGTTCGCCTTAATCGTGCTGATCAGCCACTCGGCCTCTGCCTTAGCCTGCGCGGTATTCTTGGCGGTGCTGAACAGATATACCCCGACATATAAGCCGGCCGCCAAACAGCCACGAACGTGCTGCAGGAAGTACTTGTCCATATTCGTACCGTATGCAGCCCGAATCATAGCGAATTTGACAGGATATCCGAGGATTTTTCCGGACTTGAGAGCTGCATAATCGACATTTGGCTGACAATAGCTGATGTCGACACCTGCATACTTAGCCATTATTCCTCACCATCCTTTTTATCTTCACGTTCTGATTTCTTTTTCAAGACCTCAATTGCCTTTGTAATGACTGAGGGAATAGGTACACCCATCAGTCCGGCATTTTCGATTATGGAGATAGCTTCATTTGCAATAAATGCAATGACAGTCGCGTCCCGAATGAAATTAGACCCCATGATCATATCAAGCCGACAGGCAACAAGAACAACAAGCAGAGAAACTCCTTTTCTGCAAAGTCCCTTCCAGCCTGCACGGCTCTCCAATGCGCCGTTCTCCGTCTTTTCAGACTTGTGAAATACTCCAGCGACAATAAGACCTGTCGCATAATCAACGCCCATGAATATCAGCAGCGTGATCAGCGCGGCGTCAAAGCCACCGAAAAAACTTGCAATAGTGCTTCCTACAACGCCAATTGCGGTGCAAATTCCGTCTTTCATATCATTGCCTCCAGTTCGTTTATCTTAGCGCGCCAGCTTGCACGCTCCGCAAGCTTGTCCATGTATTCCTCCCGGGTCGCAGCCCCCTCCGCTATCTTGGCAGAAATATAGTCGGTTTCGGCAAGCTTCTGCTTGAGTTCCGCGATTTCAAGCGCCGCCGCAAGTCTGGCGCGTTCGGGTGCTTTCTCCGTGTCAGGACGGAGCACCGGAACGCCGCCGGCAAGCTTGTAATTGTAGATTCCGTCCGGGTCGGTAAGTCCACGCTCAAGGTAATTCCCCTGCGCGTGGTGGAACTTGTCGCCCTCGCCGCAGTCTATTTCTGTCCACCCATCGCCGGAAACAAACGCGCTGGAATTGATGTCAGTGACTATCCCACCAGAATCTGTTCTGACGTAAACTTTGTATTCGTCCATGTCATTCCTCCTCATAATTCCTTAGATACCGCCAGATAAGCGCTGCTGTTCATAAGGCGCAGCCTGTAAACAGTTCCCGGTGTTTGACCGCTGACGGCAAATACAAATTGCACTGTGCTATCTGTCTGTTCCCACGCCGTAACACTGGTATAATCTACAACGGTATCTACGCCGCTGATAAGCGACACCCCACTGTGGCTTATCGTTGCAGTAACGCCGCTGCGCATTGCCGCAATTGGCAGCAATGCGTAAATGATAGAGCTAGTAAGCGCATATCCGACGCCTATCGTGCATTTATCAGTGCTTGACGTTACATTCTGGTGCTTGTAGATAGTAAAATACCTCTGGCACTTCGCAAGTTCCGTAGCCGGGTCAGGCGGCACAAACGGGGTTGCGCCATCGCCAACCTCTAGCTTGACCCATGCGAGTTTTAGGGAGTTTCCGGCCTCGGTGCCCTTGTTAATTCCTACGGACACTGCGGAAATGTACTCGCCCTCGGAAAGGTCGACCGATACCTTGTTCACTCCCTCGTGGAGCGCCGAAGTATAGTAGCTGTCAACGTAATCCCCCGAAGCGTTCACAGTGCGGATTCTCGCCGACCAGACACCGGATACTTCCAGGACGTTCAGAGAGAGTGTGTATTTCCCGGGAGCAAGCGGATTTTCGATTTTCTGCCAAAAAGCATGAGAGTTTGAATCTACATTTATGGCTGATGTAATAAGTATGCCATCGACACTTGGTCTTACCGAGCATTTATTTCCCTCAATGTACCATCCGTCCACTGTATAACCGCTGGAATACTCGTTCTGTCCGCGCTGATTTACCAGGAAATCAGGATTTATCAGCAGATTGGGATTGCAAGGCTCTTTATAGTCTGTGATATCAGAAGTAGTATGAGTGTGTTCGATATCAGCTTTCCCGCCAAGGCCAGAATTTAATTCTTCCTTAGTCACATAGGCCAGACTGCTCACAGTTACATTTACGTTGTATGTCTGCGAAAGCGCAATAACAGCTGTAAATATCTCCATGAAATCAGGATAATCCGTCTCCGAGGGTATTTCTTCGCCATTCGCGTCCTGATAAATTGCGAAAAGGACTTCAGTTTCTCCGTCCGTTGCATAAATTCCGACCTGCTTATAAGTGCAGGCAGAAGTTATCCCGTCGTTGCGAATCTGCAATTTTATCTGTATTCCGCTGCTGCCCTCAAGCCTTAACTGCTCTGCGATTAAAACAGTCACATCTGCGAGAACAGATGAAAGTTCTGTCTGATCCTTGAGTTCAGCGGACTCCACATGCCCGCCGCCGACCGCCGCTCGCGATAATGTCAGCGTTTTTCCTGCTGTCAGCGTATGTTCAAGCAGCTCCAGACCGACATCTGTAATTGCATTGTCATTCCAAGTTGCCATGTTGCTCTACCTCCGAATATATCATCTTAACCTTGCCGCCTAACTTCGTTCCGGCATTAAGTCCGGCCGATGCAGTGATACCCATTATACGCGGGTCGAGTATAGCGCCGCGTATAGTCTTGATTTTACCACAAAGCAACGTCTTTACACTGAAACCTGATTCAGCGTTTATGTCGATGATGAATACTGTTTCATCGAGAACCGAACGGACATTCTTGTAGTACTGTACATTTGTCAAAACACGCTTTCGCTTTTCCTCATCGCTGCCAGTATCATAGATATACACCTTGAAGTGAAAAGGCGGACCGTTGTACTGATTCCACTCTACTACTTTAGCATTATCATAAATGCTCCGCAGTGCCGTTTCCACGGCATATTTTGTCCCCTTGTATTTGTGAACAAGCATACATTCCTTGACTGCCTGCCTTTTATTCCAGACAGGCGCGTCAACTTCATACCACTGTATCTTGAAATCAGCGGCAAGAATATCGAGCACCTCTTCCGGTAGTTCGTCAATCCTCGGAAAGATAGCCGCATACTCGGATTGTGCAACAGTCTTAATAAGCTCACCTGCGACTGCGTCGGCAAGCTTTACCTTATCAGTGTCACGGGTAAGCGAATACGGAAAAGCGGCAAGGAGCGCGTCCTTTTTTGCTAATGTCTTACTCATCTTCATACCCTCCGTTTGTAATAACGGATTTTGCGCGGTTCGTATGCGCGAACTGCGGAACAAGGCGGTCAGAGCCGTCACGAAGCGATGTGAACACGGGCGACCTGATATCAACGCGCTTTGCCCCGCAGTCCTTAAGCAGCCACATAAGCCGTGACGGATTTATGTCCCGTCCAATTTTGCCGCACTGCCAGTCCACATACTCGTCAACGGCGCTCCTTATTGCCGCCTCGATCTCAGCCGCCGACTTCTGGGAACTGCGGTCGATATAGTATGTAAGATTTACGCTGAACTCCACAACAAGCGGGTCAAGGACCTCGACAACGTCCGTAAGCGGTCTGACTTTATCGTCGCTGCAAGCGGCAAGTATAGCGTTTTTCGTACCATCGTCGGCGATTTCACCACTTGTCATTATTGCAAAAATATCGACATACCCCGGCTTGTCCGCAGGATTTATCGCGCAGACATCGGCTATTTCCGTTGATACCGCCTTTGCGTGATACTCATACGCTCCTTTCGGGCCGGCTGTGCTGAAAGCCTCAAGCCCCGCCCTCATTAGTTCGTAGTATTCCTCATCGGTCGCACGTTCAGCGCCGCTGTGGGACGTTTCAATGTTCGCGCAGGAAGAATAGTACATCACATTATCGACGTCCACAAGCGTATTCAGCTGACCGGGCGCATACCCGTTTCCGACTGTTCCCTCGGTTTCACAGATAACCGGGACATCAGCCGTGACCTCGCCGATATTGACCGCTGTTTCCTCGGCAGTCGCCCACATAAGCGCCCCGCTGCTGTCGGTGACCCTTGTACCCTTGGGTATCGGTATCGCCGTTTCCTGCGGTGCTGACAGTGTAAACCGCACAACGCATTCCGCCGGCTTTGATTCCGGTCTTATCACGTTGTATATCATTTCTCCTAGCGCGTCGAGATTTTCACCCGCCGCCCGAGACGGCAGGTTCTGATTTGCCGCATAATTTACGATTATGCGCTGCTGTACGATTATACCGGCAACCCACTGCACAAAGAGTTTGTCGGGGTCTGACGGCAGCAGTGTGTGTCCTGTGAGTTCCTCATACTTGGCGGTAAGGTCTGCGACGACTTCCGCACTGTCTGTCGAAACAAACTGATAATCAGTCGCTCTGCTCATCTGCTATGCTCACCTCCACCGTTAATGCCATTGTGCCGTCCGCTGATTTTTCAAAGTACACATCGTCCAGCTTGGCACGCGGCTCAAATTCTTCAAGCGCATCCGATATCTCCACAAACGCTATCGTTTCCGCAACGTCGATAGGCTTGTCCACGAACTCCATAGGCAAGCCGAATTCCCTATGCATGGGTACCGTTCCGCGCTTGGTATTCAGCAGGAGCGCGATATTCTGCAGTACGGAAAGCAGTTCGCTGTCCTGCTGCAGGGAAAGCGAATAACCGTCGGCGGCGCTTACCTTGTATGACATTTCATCGCCCCCTTACTTGTTGTATTCTTTGAGTGTTATCGCCACCCCGGCGGTTATAAGCTCCGACTTCTTGCCGTAGATTTCCTCGGTAACGTTAAGTTTCGTAATCACCCAGCGATAGTTGCCTATCACCCTCTTGCCAATCACGAATTTAAGCGTTTTGCCGGTCTTTTTGTACTTTTTCAGCTTATCCAGCTCCTCCGCGACCTTAACGCCGAGAATCTGCGAAAGCGTCATGTTGAACGAAACCGTATCTGCGTCGTTTCCCGTGAATTCAATGATCTCATTCCCGCCATGCCGCTTGTGACTTCCGTAAGATGCGGAACTGCTTATTTTCAAGCCCGAAAAAGTTTCAACTTTGTTTGTTGAAACTGTGAAAACAACTTTCCCAAGACTGCCGACTTTCATGTCAACCCTCCCATGATAATGCCGTCGCCGTTGAATTCATCGTTGTATTCACACACCACAGTCTGACCGATGAACGGCAGCCAGCCGTATATCTTCACCGTGATCTCATGCGCGTGTACGCACCCGCCTGCACATTCGATATCCGGCGACTTCCCGCTGATCTCATCAGGGTGGCTCTTGGTGTATTCCGCGCCGCTGTTCAGCTCCCTGTCGGCTGACGCGTGTTTCTCGCTGACAGTCCACGATTTTCCGTCCGATTTCAGCGCCAACGTAACGAACGAAGAATGATCAAGGACAGGCAGCCAGTCCGAAACGATGTCCACATCAGGAAACCTGACCCTTGCCATTCTTTTTTTAACGTCCACAACGGTGACTGTTCCGATTCTAAACATTGTCAACCTCCGTAAAGTATCTGATTTACCCGCGCCTGCACCTGCTCATAGCTGTGTCCAGCGGCTTCAAGCAGTTCCTTGCGCTTGGGATATACGTCCCATTCGCCACGGATTACCTGCATAGCCAGCTCCTGTATCTCATCACTGCTGTCCGTCTTGCCGCCGCTCGTGCTCTCGCTTTCCGAAAGGCACTTTCTCAGGGTGACCTGCGTAGTATAGCCGCTAGAAGATATGCTGTGTTTTGCGGACTTGACGATGTACTTACCATCGCCAAACCCGAAATCACAAAGTTCCACCGTGTTTCCTGCGGCAAGCCTGGGATCTCCGGGGAACGTAAACGTTCCGGTGATCTCAAATTTGTTGTGCAGACGGAGCAGCTTGTGTGCGAGTTCCTGCGCCTCTGCCTTGCTTGATACGCGCTGACACACCTGTAAGCATTGCTGATTGTCGCTGTTCTCGTTGTAATTTTGGGCATACTCTGTCGCCGAAATGACCGCGCCGCTCGTAGTGGTGCAGTACACCCGGCATGAGGTGTAACAGTTGTTCGTGCCAGTGGACAGCTTGTACTTGGTGTAGCCGCCCTCCTCGCCGAATTTTATCTTTCTGACCGCCTTTTTCCCCTCGTAAGCCGCCTGGTCGAACACCACAAGGATATTGTTGGTGGCTTTCAGGGAGCAGCCGGCATTGTGGCACAGCTTCTGCAGAAAGGCAATATCAGAGGTCTGATACTGCTCCACGCGGGAATACCTTGGATTGAATCCGCTTTCAAAAAGCACTCCCATTCCGTTCTGCCGTGCTATCTGACTTGCTATCTCAGAAAGAGTGATATTCTCCCACGACTTGGATTTCAGAGTCTGCCGCACGGTGTTGCTAAACGACAGCGATGTTGCCTTGATGGTGACGGTTGCCGGCGGACCCTGTGCGTCTATGCTGTCAAGCTCGAACTGACCGCAGTCAAGTACTGCGTCCTTGCCGTCGTTGTTCCCGTTTCGGAGTACAATAACAGCTGATATCTTAAGGCCCTTGCCAGTCTGAACCTGCGTGTTAGCCGTGCTGCCAGACTTTGTTGTGCTTGAGCTCTTTGTGGAGCTTGAAGGGCCCGAATAGGACGAAGAACCGCCCCCTCCGACGGATTTAAGATTGGTACCCTTTATGTATCCAGTCTTTCCGGAATAGGTGATTTTCGCCCAGCTCGAATAAAATCCATTAACCTCAACGATAGTGCCGTAAGGGAGCTTGCCGATCACCTTGTATTTCTCGCCTGCTCCCTTGCGAATATTTACGCCCGTTGAGGCGGTCACTCTGTATCTCGGTTTATCGGTACCCCCGCTGGCCGAGGAACTCGAACCTGAAGACGTTGATGTCTTTGTGCTGCCCTCCGGCGCGGTGGATATCACCGAACCGCCCAGCGCACCGCCATCAATTATGCTGTTCAGCCATTTCCGAAGCCATTTGCCGTCACGGTCGCAGACCTTGATTTGGAGATCGTCTGCCTCGTCCTCTTCGTTGTCCGTGTATGTGAAAGAAAGCCAGTCCTTATTCACATACACGGATATGTCCACGCCGTTAAGAACTACCTGTGTTTCGGCACGGCGCGCAAGGTGCTTGTCGCTCATCCGCTCGCCTTCTTCCACGGCGGCAGGTCGTCCGCCGTTATTCTGTCCTCAACATCCGGGACACCGAGGACAACGCCCTCCGAAAAGATGTAGATGTATCGGTATTCAGGATTGGCATTAATAAGTACGTCCGTGAATTTCACATCTCCGTACACCTGGTGGGATATGCTGTCCCACATATCGCCCTGCTGCGTCGTATATGTGCTCAAGCGTACACACTCCTTTGCCTGTCTATTCCCGCTTCATTCAGCGCGTCCTTTACCATGTCAATAAGCCGCTCGGACATCTCCTGCAGCTTTTCCTCGGTCATATCGCTAACTTCTCCGTTCACAACAAACTGGGGCGCTATGGTGATCTGTGCGCCCGAACCGCCGGAAAGCAGCGCCCTGGTGTTATCCGCGTCAACAACTCTTTCACCGCCGCGCATAGCCACAAGCTCCGGACCTTCCTCGCCGACAAGGGCAATACCCTTTTCAGCATAATCGGTACCGCTTGCATAGGCATTCTGCGCCGCAATCTTGGTGTAGCCTATATCCGCGCTGTAGTCATAGCCCTCCGCAAACGACAGGGACGATACAGCGGCCGCCGCAACAATGTCCGCCGCCGTCGTGACTGAACCTTTACCGGCAAGGATCGCGTCAGCATAAGCCTGTATCGTAGCTTTTGCCGCTTCTTCTGCCTGGTCGCTCAGTTTCATATCCTCAACGGCTTTTTCCATGTCGTCAACGATACCGTCCATTGTATCGTCAATATCGACCTTGTAGTCGGCAAGCGATTTCGAAACCTCTTCCTGCGCCTTTTTCTGCTCCTCAAAGTTCGTGACCATGGTTTTCAGTTCATCATCGGTCGCGTCAGCCATGCCGGCGATGACGTTCACCGAATCAGAAGAACCGTCCGCGAACGAGGCAATCACATCTCCCAAGCCCTCAATGTCGCCAGTCCTCTTGGATAGCGATTCAAGGTTATAGTTGTAATTGTCCCAGTATTCTGTCTGCGAAGAAAGCGCGTCATTGATAGTCTGAATGCTTGTCGGCAGAGTTTCCTCAGCATTTGTCCAAAGGTTGTATTGACCATTTACACTGTCGTAAGCCGCCTGATATGCGTCGTTGTAAGCCTGCAAAAGCTCGGTTGTCTGGTCGGTGACGTCGTTTACCGCTATGGATACCGCGTCATATGCGGAAACCATTTTTTCTGACTCACCTGAAACAATATCGCCATACTCTGCCATTACAGCTTCGCAGTCAGCTATTTGTTCTCTTATCGCAGCCAGATCATCACGGGCTGTTAACATTTTTTCGTTTGCTTCATCAAGCTCTTTTTGAGTCTGTTGAACACGACCTGTAATCATACCGCCTGCAACGGAAAAAATATTATCTCCTGCCGCATCAACAAATCGTTCACCAGCTCTAAGCTGAGCAGCTTCTGCTTTGGCTGCCACATCAGCGAGCTGCTCTTCTTGCATTAACAAGTCCGCTAAATTTGACTTTGCAGCATCATATTTAGCCTGCATACTTGAAGATTCTGCAGCTCTGTCTATTGCACCAGATAGCCCGTCAAGTTTTCCAGCAACATTATCAACGGTAATACCAAGTGAAGGATAGAGAGTATTTAGCTTTTCAATGATAGGACTCATAAGAGCTTCCTTACGAGCCGCTGTTTCTGAGGAAGAAGCAATTTCTTTTAACTTAGATGCTAAGACCTGTGCACCTTCCTGTTGTTTTTCAGCTTCATCAGTTATACTTGAATATGAATCCAGCAATTCTGATGTCGAAGTATGAAGCGTATCGATTTCGCTATATAAATCTGAAACGGAAAAAGATTGCTGCTCAATAGCGGAAGTTGCCTCGTCTAGGTCATATTTCAGAGCGCGTGCCTGGTCTGAGGTTTCGCCGTATGTATCGCAGGCGGTCTGATATTCGCCGGTAAGGCGCTCTAAATCATCATACTGTTGACTTGAAGCTGTTGATAATTCGAGCGTTTCAAATTCAGCTAATTTAAAAGCCTCTCGTAGAGCTACTACAGTTGCGGTCAAAGCAACAACCGCCGCAGTAATAACAAATACCGGGCTCGCCAGCATTGCAAGATTAAGCGCTCCATGTGCTGCTGCCGCCCCTTGTGTTGCACCGGCATTTGCAACTTCAGCTCCTGTTTCCGCTGATGTTGCAGCTGCACTTTTTACCTTGAACGCAATGCCTAATGCATCAATGGTATTTTTAACTTTTTTTATACCGACAAACGCCGTATAACCAGCTATAACCACTCCGATTTCTGCGCCAACTGCCATAATTGCTTTAACAACAGCCGGATTCTCCTCGCAGAATTCATTGATACCTGTTAAAATCTGTGTTCCTGCTTGAGTAAGTTCACGTAATTCATCGTTATATAATTCCCCAATAGTCATTTTAAGACCGTCAGTGGCAGAATCAAGCAGTGTAACATCACCCTGCAGATTGTCAAGTTTGGTGTCAGCCATCTTCTGCGCCGCTCCGGTGCAGTTGTTTATCTTCTCAGTAAGGGACTGGAAGTCCTCGTCCGAGGCGTTGATCATTGCAAGCAGACCGTTGTATCCACGTTGTCCGGCAATCGCCATAGCGTTCTGGACACGCTCTGCCTCGGTCATCTGCTCAAAGTAGCCGCGAAGTTCGATTATGGCATCGGAGAACTCGTCAATAGTGCCGTCAGCATTTACCGCAGAGTATTCGATTTCTCCGAATGCATCAGCTGTGAGGGTCGCACCGTTGAGCAAGCCGTTAAATGTGTTCTTCAGCGCGGTACCTGCAACAGAACCCTTAACGCCCGCATTAGCCATAAGACCAACGCCGACCGCCATATCTTCAATACTGTATCCGAGCGCCCCGGCTATCGCGCCCGCACCAGAAAAGGTTTCGCCCATGGTGGCAACGTTGGTGTTGGAGTTCGTAGCGGCCGCTGCAAGCACATCAGCAAAGTGCGCGGTGTCCTTTGCAGTTAGCCCGAACGCGGTCAGGTTATCCGTGACGATATCCGATACAAGCGCAAGGTCTTCACCGGAAGCGGCGGCAAGGTTTATCATGCCGTTCATACCGGAAAGCATCTCGTTCGCATCCCAGCCTGCCATACCCATGTAGGTCATAGCCTCTGCCGACTGGTTTGCAGTAAACGAGGTCTGCGCACCGAGTTCCTTTGCTTTGGCGGTCAGTTCCTGCATCTGGACTGCGTTCGCACCGGATAGAGCCTCGACAGTACTCATTGTGCTGCCAAACTCCATCGACACATCAATGCATTCTTTGTAAGCATCCGCAATTTTCTTTAACCCTGCTGTTATGCCTGCTGCAACTAACGCAGAACCAACCATTTCAAACGCTGTTTCACCGTTAGCGCCAAACTTTTTAGCTTCCTCCGCTGCCTTTTTCTCCTGCTCCGACAGCTCCTGAACTTGCTTTTCCAGACGTGCACTTTCACTGGTAAGCTGGTTGATATCAATGCCTGCCTCAGAGAGCTTCTGACCCATCTGCTGTAAGCGCTGATTTTTGTCCGCAATAGCCTGTTCGGTGTTCGCAATGCGGTTTTTCAGCTCAACTTCACGCGCAGCAAGCTGTGTTTCCTGCACCGTAGTGTCTTCGGTGCTATTTTTCAGCTTTTCAAGTCCATTTTGAGTAATTTCAAGCTGTTTCCGGTATGTAGTTAACTGCGTGGTTGTGCGGTCGATTCCGGCTTGTTGCCTTTGATATGCGCTTATATCGCCTTGTTTTTTGTTAAGCTCTTGAATTTTATCACGAGTAGCAGCAAGAATTTTCTGTGCGGAATTGAATGTTCCTTTAAAATTTTCGCCTACCGTCGCGCTGAGCTTATAAATCATTTCATATTGTTTACCAAGCATTCGACACTCGCCATTCCTTACTTCTTTTCCGACTCTTTCAGGATTTTATTGTGCGTGATTATCCACCGCTGTATTTCTTTAAGTGGCTGCCCCAGCCAAAATGGGATAGGTGCATATCCGTTTTGCGCCAATATGAGGATATTGCGCCTTAGCGTTTCGACTGTGCAACACCGGCCAAGAAAAAACGCGCTCTGTTCTTTATCCTCTCAAAGTCGACGATGGATATCTTGTTGAAAAAATCCCTGCCAACAGTCTTTGTACAAGCCTTGACCGCCATAAGGATAAGATAATTTGCGTCGTTGATAGCGCCGTAGTACATGGTCTTCCCGCGGGACACAAGCTCTTCCTCAATGTTCAGAGCGTCCGCGCCGGTCAGCTTGTCAAAGTCGAATGCAAGCTCCGTTATCTCCTCGCCGTTATACATAACGGGCTTGGTCAGATGCAGTATGTTTTCAACGCTGGTGTTAGTCATATCTTCAAGCTCGTTCTCAACAAGCTCGTCCATGTTCTCAGTCTTTTCAAGGTCAACGTTTGTCTTTGCCATAATTCAAAATTCCTCCTCAAATGAAACGCCGCTCCCTGCGAAATGCAGGGAACAGCGATAGTAATTATCAGGACATACCCAGGCACTTGCGGATCTCCGCCGCTCTGTCCTTGCCTGTGTGGTCGATATAGCGGAAATTCAGCGGGTCAACCTCGCAGAGTTTCTTGCCGTTCGCGTCTATTTCCGCATAGTAGTGTACCGCATATTCGCCGTTCACTGCGATAGGCGATGCGTTCTTGACCGTACCACCGGTCAGCTTTTTCGGAACAACGCGCATGATTATCTTCTTCTGCTTGGTTTCCAGTTCGCCGCCGCTGTAATTGTAGTGCTGGTCGGCACGCCACAGGGAAAGCGTATGGACACGTTCCTCGGCAAGAGCATACGCCGCCTCGTTTGCGTGATCGAACTTAAACGTTGTGGTCATAGCCTTGAGCTGAGCAATAACAGGTATCTCAATCTCACCGAGCACCCCCGCGCCGCTCACATTGAATACCATATTTTCAAAATTCGGAAGGTCTACCTCCGCAACTCCGTAAAACATCTTTTCGTCCTCATAGATGGCATAGGAGATTACTCCCTCGTCAACTCCATTAGGCATTTCGCAGTCCTCCTTTCTTAAGAACCGAGCGCAGCTTCAAGCATATCCACGCTGTACTGAACGTGCATATCTATCTGCTGTGCAGGAATAGGCGATGCCGCCTGACAGTCAAGACGGAACATTCCGTTCATGAGATTTGTGACAGGGTTCAGCTCACTTGTATATGCGATTTCGCCGCCGTAAAGCTTGCCCTCTGCTGTAAGGCCATTGAGCCATGCATTGAACGCATTGATAATAGCGTCGCGCAGCGCAGGGGTCAGAGGCTTGTCGATGTACTGCCAGAATGTATTGATGAACGTGTTGCATATCCAGTCCTGCACTCTGTTGGTGCATATGAACATCTTGGCAACATCGCTCGTCTTGGGATAGCAGCCCAGATAGTTGCCCCACAGGGTCCAGCCGCCGTTGTTAAGCACGGTGACAACCCCGGCAGATACGCTGATAACATCAGCCTGCGGAAGTGAAAGCGTCACCTCAGTGCCATCCGCGCAAACCGCGCCGGTGATGGATACGGACTTGTTGGACGGAGACTCGTAAGGGCAATCGGCGTTGCCGGAATCCACCTTTGCGATAAGCCCGCACATTATAATGGAAAGGTCAAAGAGATAATCGCCGCTCTTGACCATCGGCCAGCATACGATCATGTCCTCGGATACGTATCCGTTGTCGGTCTTGTGCTTAAGCACCTTGGAATAGTCATTGACTGTCTTGGTGTTGATGTCCACGACCGCCTTGGCGCGGAACAGTCCATTGATACTCGGCGCTTTCGCCGCCATCACCGCCGCTACTGTCGGATCTGTTGACCAGCCGGGGGCGCATATGAGGTCAGGAACAATCCCGACAACGCTACGGCACATTTCAACTGTTTCCACAGCCATTTCAACGTCCTCAGCCGTGATGGTGGAAAGGTCTGCGACATCATAGCCTATCTTGAGCTTATCGGCGCTGTAGCTCGAAGAATCTGCCAGCAGCTCGATACACAGCGCATTGCCGCTGTAATATGCCTCGTAGTCGGTACCTTTTGTCAGCGCTGTTGACGCGCTTCCAGCCGTTACCTTAAGATCGTCGTTTATGATAGCGTCAGCGGTAAGCTCCACGATGTGGTCAGTTACCGTGAATTCCTCGACTGCAACAGCCTTCTTGTGCTTTGCCGGGTCGAAGATGTTGTAGAATATCGCCGGCGACATGCCCATGAGTTTATGGTATCCGTACATTGCCTGGCAGAGATTCCACTTGGGCGAACCGTCCGCGTTCCTCCATTCGGTGCTGTAGCCGCCGAGTTCCTCTGCCTCGCTGAATCCGGACGAAAGCTGGGGCTTGCCAGTGTAGCCCTTACCGCGATGGCAGGGCCATGCGCCGATGAAATAAGGAATACCGACCGCTGCGGTCTGCACCGCAACAACGCCAGTATCGTCCTTATATGTGTTTATGCCATGTTTTAAAGCCACGGTTTACTCCTCCTTGCCTGTGATTTTCCTGATAAGCGCGTCATACGGGATGTATATACCGCGCTTTTCCTTCAGGGCGCTTTTTGCCTTTGCAACGTTGCGGTCTGCGACAATAAGCCGCTCGATCTGCGGGTAATCCTTGAGCTTTTCGCCGAACGATTCAATAATTTCAGCCTTTGAGCCGAAATATATCCTGCCATTCGTGACAACTCCGCGTATCGAGGGACCTAAATAGACCCAGACCCTTGACTCTTCCACCGCGTTCTGCCCGCCCTGCTCCGCCTGTTCCGGCTGTTCGGACGGTACTTCATCGCCGATGGTCTTTACCTCAGACATTTCCTCCGAAACGTCGGTTTTCCTTGCCAAAGAAATCAACCTCCCTCTGTATTGGTCTGATGTGAAATGTGCCTATCATTTCGCCTGCGTAGTAGGGCGCGGTATCATCGGGATAGACGACCGACTCAACTCCCTCCTGCTCGTCAAGCACGAATTCTTTTCCTATCTGCACCTGTTCAAGCAGCCGCTCCTGCACCCTGTCCATGAGGTTGAGGAGCATTACAGCACCGTCCTGCTCGTCCTGCGAGTACACGCAGAAGATAAAGCGCACCGCCGCCGTGTATTCGGGATTAGGATAGCCGTTCTCGCTCCGATGGTGCTTGCTGTCGATGAACTGAACGATGATATACGGCGCGAGTTTCTTTGCCGAATTGCTGTCAGGCAGGCGCATGAGATACACCGCCGGAACACGGCTTTTCTCCTTTGCGTCGCCTTTCTGGACTGCCTCCGGAAGAGAAATGTTCTTTATCGCGTCCTCGCAGAACGTTTTCAGTTCCTGAATGAGTTTTACCCTTGTCATGGTTACCTCCAACCGTTAAGCAGCGCCGTTGTTTCATGCTCCATGCGCTCCTCAAACACCTTGCGGACATTGTCGCCGACCGTATTTGCAAGGGTCGGATTCGCCCCCAGCATCTGCGGAACGGACGGACCGAACTTCTGCTTTATCGGCAGTCTGCTTGACCCGTACCGTTCAAAAAGCCCGATGTGTCCGCTGTCCATCGTTGCACGGAAAACGTGTTTCAGCGTTTCGCCGGCGGTGTTCCGCTTGACCTGCACTCTGTACAGCCCGGAACTGGTGATTTTTGCGTTGAACCGGATAAGCGGAACATGAAATCCGCGAAAACTAAGTCCGACGCTTATTTCATCGCCGGACTTCTGAATATGCTGCGAAGACTTGGTATACTTCTTGAAGTCGGACGTATTCAGCGAATAGTCCTTATTGACTTCACGCGCTACAGCCGCCGTGCCGCTCGTTGCGGCGCGGGTCAGGGAAGAACTGGCCGCTTTCTCAATGCCGCCCGGTATCCCGGCTAAGAGCTTGGTTGCCCGGTCGAGCGCCTTGGAGCTGCCGGAATCATCAGCAAGCGAAATGTTGACGATTCCGGAATAATTGCCGCCTGAATAGCTGTCACTCATCGTAATACCTCAGTTCCAGCGTGATAAACCCCATATCACATTTGGACGTAACTACCGAATACTTGCGGAAAAACGTCTTACCCAGCGCCTCGCCGTCGTCTATCTCAAAGCGGTGTCCCTGTTCGGGGATCACACCATCAAGATCCTTCTCGTTGATATAGGCAACGGCGGTCACAAGGTATATGCCCTCAGCATGGTCGCTCTGAATTATAGGTCTGTCAGACTGCTTGACCCGCTGGAGAATGATCGGTATATCTTCATATACCTCTCCATCGTATTTCACTGTGTGACTTTCCGCAAACTCCTCGGTGTTCATCAGCACATTTGCGATATCGGACTTGACCATGTCCTTAAAGCCCATTATTCGCCCTCCGGATCATCGGACAGCGCGTCGGCGAAAAAGTCATCAAGAGCTTTTATAAGTTCCTGCTTGGTCGCAGTCGCGGAAACCTCAATGCCATACTCAGTTGCAATTGATTGCAAATCGGCTTTTGTGGTATCCGCGCCGTACTGCGGTATGCCGAAATCTTCACTGCTTTCGTCAATGTCATTAACATTGTCATTACTTTCGGGCTGAACATCAGCGTCAGCGGTACCGCCGATCATCTCGGCGATACCCTCGCTTACAAGCCTTGAACCCAGTTCCTCGTCCACCTCAAAGGGCGGGTCTTTAGGGGTTTTAGGTCTTACGATACCGTTGACCACCAGCCCGAAAGTGGTGTTTTTAATGCGTATTAACACTGTTGCCCTCCTATCAGCCTACGACCTTGCCTGCGAAGATGTACGGAGTATAAACCTTAGGCATTGCGATAGGTCTTGAATACAGCTCTATCGCTCTGGTATTGTTCTTGTTGTCAACAAACAGCTTAGAAACTCTTGCCTTGGCGATGGTTTCAAAGTTGTCCCTGCCATAAGGCATGAGAGTCACCGCACCGTAAGCCACGCGGCCGCAGTTCGGGAATGTTACCATTGCCGCGTCCTTGGGGAAGTAGCTCTGTGTCTTGCCGCTCTCATCCTCATACTTGCTGCTCACTACGATAACCTTGAGAACGTGACCTCTGAAGTTAAAAGTGCCCAGCTCGCTGATGCCCGGCATAACGATACGCTCGTTTACTGCGCCGAAGTTATATGCGAGGGTCTTATCCAGCATTACGCGGAGTTCCTCGTTCTTGTAGAATACGTCCGCAACATCCGAACCGATAAGCAGGTCTGTCGGCACCATTCCACGGTCAGACAGCATCTCGCACATAGCGTATACATCGCCGATAATGTTAGCGTCCGCTGAATTCCACTTGTTCTGCGTGGTGTATGTATGCTCGGACGCAGCGCCGTCGTAGAACTGGATGTGCTTGACCTCGCCGGGGGTGTTGATGTCGATGTACTCCTGCATGGTTATCGCATTGTTCTGCATTACCTGGGCGCACATCCATTCGATTCTGCGGCGCGTTCTGATGTCAAGTTCTCTGAGGTCGTCCGCAAGCAGACGGATAGCCCGCTGTGCCGGTGTAGACCCGGTGATGAGGGGTTCGCCGAATCCGCGCTTGGAAAGCTCATCGACTGTGAGCGGACGGGATTCAGCAATGTAAGCGGGTCTGAACTCCGATACCTCGTATCCGTCACGACCAACACTGATTGCACCGCCGCGCTCTGCGACAAAGTGCGCCATCTTGCGCTGACCTGCACGCTGATACTCTACAAGCACCTTGTCAGAGGTGAAAATATCGTTTTTTCCCGTGGTAAAGTAGCGGTCGCTGAAAAACATCGATTCCGGCTTAACTTTTTCAGCGATAGACTGTAACACATAAGTCTGTGTAATATCAAGATTTACAGCCATATTATCCTCCTTGTTCAGTTAGTATCGGCGGCGGTGAATTCGATGCCGTACTTGCGCAGGGTATCCTTGTCCGCCTCCGTCATGGTGTACTTGTCCTTAACGATGATCTTATTGCTATTGAACTTGCCGCCGATATAGATGGTCATGTGAATGTCTTCATCAGCGGGAACGGAAATATCATCAGTAAGAATACCATAGGGTTCAAGGATTTCCTCGCTTGCCGCTTCTGTTCCCAAAATGACCAGCGTGTGATCCTTTGAAGATTTTGCAAGCACGGTGCCGCGCTTAAGGTCGCCTGTGTTCTTGCGGAGCAGGCCGCTCCCCACTCTTAACGCGGGGTCTGTTCCGGCAACAAGATTGTCGGCAGTAACTGTGCCGAGCTTTTTGAGAAGTTCAGTCGTCATTACTCATTGCCCTCCTTCAGCGCCTCATCGATAGCCGCCTTGATTTCAGCTTCCTTTTCGGCTTCCATCTGTCCCGCTCCGCCGTCAGGCTTCGGGGCAACCGCATGGACTGTATCTGCGCCAGAATTGTCGTAATCCGCCTCCATGTCGGCAAGAAACGACTTACCCTTCTTTGCATTCTCCGACATAGCCTTGTAAGCAAGTTCCTCGGCGGTGCAGGGGTTCTTGTATTTAGCGTCCGCAAGCAGTTCGGGGCTTACCTGTCCGGCAATAGCCTCTATCTTCTCCAGCCGCGTGCGCTCGTCTGCAAGCGCCTTCTGCACAGCGGCGTCCATTGCTGTCTTGTTCTCATCTGCGTGTTCTGCCTTATAATCCTGTTCAACGCGTGCTGCGAGTTCGGGATTTTCTTTGCGCAGTTCAGCAAGATTTACTGCCATAGTGATTTTACCTCCCTCATTGTTGTTTGATTTATTTGCATTGCCTTCATTTGATTCAGGCTGTAATGCCATGTGGTGTGTTGCTGTAATATTTGGAGCGTTATTTACAATCGGTATATTTTCAGGGCATGTTGCTCCGTAAAGCGGCATAAATCTGCCGCTCACATACAGTGCCGTTTTATCAGCCGATGCAGCTATCTTGACTTCATCGCTCGTTTCAATGAGCTCGTCAACAAAGCCCTGCTCCTTGGCTTCTTTTCCGGTCATAAATGTTTCATCAGCCATCATGCTGATGAGTTCAGCTTCTTCCTTTCCGGTCTTGCGTTTGTACGCCGACAGCATAGACTTGTCATAAGCGTCGTTTGCGAGCGCGGTTTTTCTGAGTTCATCAGCGTTGTAGCTGCCGCAAAGCATGACCAGCGACTTATGTATCATTATCAGCGACCCCTCGGACGCTTTTACTGTATCAGCAGCGCACATAATATGCGAACCTGCTGACATCGCAACACCATCGACCGTGCAGGTGATTTGTGTGCCGTTCTTAGCCATTTCACGAAGTCTGTTATGTATCACTATCGCCGTGTGGCATTCACCACCGCAGGAATTAAGCCGTATATTAAGCGCTTTACTCTTCGATACAGCGTTTAAATCATCTAATATTTCATCTTCAACAATGAAATATCCCTCGACTGGTTTTCCTGTGAACCCATTAAAAGGTCTACGCCTTACGACCTGACCGTAAAGAACAAGTTCAGCGGTTTCCGTATCAGCGTCAGCCCTGACCGAATATCCCTCACGCTCCGCAAAATATGCAGCGCCTTTATTCTTCGGCATTTTCTTCATCTCCCTCTTCATCATCGTCAGCGATGTTATTCGTCTGGGCGGGTATAATGTTCTTTATAAGCTCGTTCTCCACCGCAAGAGCAGACATATTGTCCTCCCAGTTCTCGCCGTAGTACTCTCTTGTGATTTGCTCGTTCGTCTTCCAGCCGTGCTGAACCAGCATAGCATTTGACTCTGCTTCCTTCTTGGGGTCAAGCTGTGTGAGCGCCGGACCGTCCCACCGCGCACTGCACCAAGCCGCTCGGATAAGAGGATCATCGAAGAAACCCGGTGCCTTTATCCTGCCCCGTGCGACAGCCTCAGCAAGCCAGACCTCATAGACAGGCTGACAGAAATCGTTGACGAACCAAGAACGGCGCATTTTAATGACTTCCCATGCTTCTTCAAGCGCGCCCTTTGATGCCGAATATGATTTGGTGAATTCCTTGAGCAATACCTCATGCGGCATCTCAAGCGCCGCGCCGATCTGCCGCGCTATCGAATTGGTGAATGTTTCATACCCGGCAGTCGGTATATTAGGATTGCCGAATACGATTTTTTCGCCCCTTTTCAGCTTGACGATATTTCCGGGCGACATCTCCGGCTCGTCCTCGTCTGAATCATCATCAGAATGGTCGAACATAGGCATATCAGTCGAATCCGTTTCCGTCTCAAGCCACCCGGTAAAATACGTCTGAATTATTGCCGCCGTAAGTTCGCTTTCCGTGTATCTGCGGTTCTGCAGGAGCATTTCAATGACCGGAGCGAGATACGAAACGCCCCGATACTGGTCGGGGCGCTCTGAATCCATTATCTGCAGTATGTTAGGCAGTCCGGTCTTTTTGCTGACCGCCTCGACCCTGATCCAATTAATGTCCTTAAGCATGGTCGAATACGGGTAACCGTTGCAGACGTGGTATGCTACCACCCTTCCGCCGGCGTCAACCTCAACGCCGTCATGCACTTCATTATCGCCGTGCTTTCCTTCTGTGACTGAAAAAATACCGTTTGAAACAGAGCATAACGGCGTACTTATCCTGTCAGCCTCTATCATCTGCACACAAAGGGAATACGGATTAAGCCGGGTAGGCTCACGCCTTTTGAGCAGAGCAAACACATCGCCGCTCATCAGCCATGATTTCACGGCTAACTGCTGCATTTCATAGAAGTTGTTTATGCCCAGCGCGTCACATGATGACTTGTTCAGACACCATGCCCGGAACTCTGCCTCGGTGCGTTTACACCACTGCCTTGCACTTTCCGTTGAAAGTCCAAGCAGTTCCGCGTCAAGGCTGCACTTCATTCGTAGTCCCGGTCCGACTATCTTCGTGCGACTGGTATTCACAGCGGCGGCAGCTATCGGGGAAGCCATATATAGCATGCGCCCACGCTGACGCATTGTTGCATTGTGAAAGTCTATATCCTCAACAGGCGCGCCCGAACGCGCATTGAAAGCCCTTAATGACCTTTTAGTAAGCGATGCGCCAGCGTCGCCGTATCCGCTTGCATATACATTTGAGCCGCTCATAAACGTCCCCCCTTTTCGTGGAATAACAAAGGCACGCCATTTGACCGGGCGTGCCTTGATTTATTAAATTGTAGATTTCACTTGTCGGCAATTGCGGCTCATGCGCCGTTTTTGCCCATAAAAAAAGCACCTCTTTCAATGTGCTAATATTTGTAATTTTTAGTTTTTTTTGAGATTTTTTCAAAAAAGCTATTGACAACCACCTTATAATGTGGTATAATAATATTGTCAGAAGGGAGGTGAAAGCAATGATCGATAAAATAAAAGAGCTCATTAAGCTGCTGGAACAGCTTAACAAGCTCCTTCTCAAGGTAATTGAACTTGCCGGAACGGTTACCTTGTTGGTCTTGGCTATCAAGCAGATTGCAGAAATCTTCTGATAGCAACCGCAGCTGCGGGCGGTTATCCGCAGCCCCCTTCGGGGGTTATCAATATTATACCACGTTTCGGAAAGGAGGTCAAGAGGATATGAAAAATATAGTTAAGCTCGGCGGTCAGCTTATTATCACACTTGCACTTTGCGCCGTTCTGGTATTCGGAATAATCGGCGCTGTAAATCTATTCATAAAGTGAGGTTTTCAATATGTTTTTATATATCAAGGAATACCGAAAGCGGGCAAAAATCAGTGTGCCCAAAATGTCAGAGCTTACCGGATTACCGATAAGGACTATTGAGGGCTTGGAAAAACGCGGCGACTGCCTTGTTTCCAATGCTCTGAAAATCACCGACGCGCTCGGCATCACCCTTAACGACCTGCTGACACCGCCGCCTGACAACGCTGAGTAAGCCGTTTCCACATTCAAAGCGCCTGCCCGCAAGCAGGCGCTTTTTCTTCGGTGAAGAGCCGCATGCGCCGCTGCTGCCGCGCACACAGCCCTCGGAGAAATTATGAACTCTGCCGTGAAAGCCCTAAATCGGCAGAAATCAAGGCGCGATCAAATTCGCGCCCTCTTTTCTGCTGATTTTTGAAATTGATTGCAAAACGTATCATCTGTCCGTGGGGATTATGCCCACGGTCTTGCGCGTTGCCTTGCCGTGCAGGATAGCGTCATAGTATGCCTGCCGGTCAACAGCCTCTTCCAGCAGCTCGTCAAGCTTTGTCATGTCGAACTTGGTGATCTCCATGTCGCCGATCTTGTACGATTTTACGCCGCCAGACGTAAGCGACTCCTGTGCCTTGATAAGTTCGTCTATACGTTTTGTATAATGCTCATACATTTTACGAGCTGTATTTTTATTAATCATCGTTATCACCAATCATCGTAAAACTCGCTTTTCTTGCGCTTACGCGGCTTCGCTTTCTTCTCTTTCATGGGAATTGACGCATTTTCTTCGCCCGGCTTAGCCGTTCGGAGCTTCTGCTCTATCGCGTCCCAGTCAGGCGAAAGTATTTCGCACGCCGCAAGGTTGTAGTTCCGGATATCAAAAGCCTCGTTGCGCTCATGTCCGGGGATCTTCTGCCATTGCCAGGGGTGTTTCAGTTTCGGAACATACGCAAGGTGTTCCGACATCAGCTGTTTAAAGAATTGCTTGCCGTAATCGTCGCGCAAGGGAAAGTGACAGTAGTTAGCGCCAGGCGACTGAACGCGGAGGTTGTCCACAATCTTCTGCTTGCCGGCGTTAACGCCTATCTCATACACCCACACCTGCCCGATAACCTTGCCATTGACCACGATTTTTTGTTTCTTGGGCGGCGCGGTGTACGGTATATCCGGACGGTTCGCGCCCTTTATCGCAAACACATGGTCATATTGACGGGCAAGACAGTGCTGGCGGACTTCCTGTGTAAAGTGTCCACCCTCGTCGATAAAAGTAAGCGAGATTTGCAACGAAACCCCGCTTTTAAACTTGTATTTATGAGATAATACCTCGTCAAGCCGCTCCCAGACTTCTTCTGTGTCAGGGCGTCCAAGGATAACGCCTTTCTTTATGCCCCATGTTTCGCCGAATCGCCGGTGTCCCACGACCTCATATTCTAGTCGGTCGTCCTGTGTATCCACACCGCAGGTGAGCAACAGTACGCCGTCCGGCACTTCTGCCTCATAGACTTCGCGCCGCGCCATAACATCATCTTCTGAAGCCATGTCGCCGCGCTCTTCCCAAAGCTCGCCGAACTGCGTATTATACACGACCTGCAGTTTCGCAGAATCCGTCCCCGCCTGCAGGAACTGTAATATTATCGACTCCCAGGTTGCCCACGGCGAAACCCATGCGGTCAGCCAGAACGAGCGCGTTTTGTGGTGCTTTCTGGCTTCGGGAACCGTGGCGACCCATTTCGCTGGCTGACTTTTCATCGTGTGTTCGTCGGATATGCCGCCGCATTCCGGGCACACATAAAACAGTTCCGTGATGTGGAATATCTTCTTGTCGCCCTTTTCGGCTGCCTCGTACTCAAATCTGATATTATCAAATGTGATCTCGACATATTCGCCGCAATGGGGGCATTGGGTTTTCCACCGCTCCATCGTGCCTAAGTTGTAAGAATTTTCGATAGCTGACGCCCCTTTTACAGTCGGCGTTGAGACCTCGACCATCTTCTTGTTGTAGAACGTTCTCGTTCTTGCAACCGCCAGCTCCCACGGGTCTCCCTCAGAACCAGCACTCGTAGCCCACCTGTCGCGCTCGTCGCCGAAGACGTAACGAATAGGCATTGAAGAAAGATCGTGCGCCACGTTCGAACCAGTCATGACGAGCACGCCGCCGGGGAACGACTTCTGCCGCTTGGTGTTCGCTGCGTCGCGTGACTTGGGATCAGCGACTTTGCGCTTAAGGCAGCGCGTTTCACGGATCATCGGCGCAATTCTCATTTCCGAGTAACGCTTAACATCGTCAATCGTGGGCTGTATCAGCAGTATCGGTCCGGGGTCCTGGTCTATGCAGTATCCGACCATGTTGTTAATGGTTTCAGACTTGCCGACCTGCGACGCGGCGACAACTACGATATGCTCGATAAGCGGGTCAGTAAAACTGTCCAGGATATCAAACATATACGGAGTTCGCGAGGTCCGCCACTTGCCGACTTCCGCTGATGACTCGGAGGTAAGTCGGCGGTTCTTGTCCGCCCACTGTGATACAGTGAGATCTTCTGGCGGCTTCATGCCGCTAAGGATCTTCGCAAGGCAGGCGTTCAGCTTGTTCACCCGATCTTTTTCTGATTCTCGGAACACACCGCCACCTCCCGCCGCTCAAACCCCTTTCTGACACACGGATTTATTGATATTATCACCCGAATTAAAGCCGCATAGGGCTTGGTGGGTACGGTGGGAATCGAACCCACATGATCCGGATTAAAAGTCCGGTGCTCAACCATTGAGCCACGCACCCGAAAAGGCGGGAACGGCGGGTCCTGCCCCCGCCGTTCATGCACAGCGATGGTTGATATTCCCGGAGCGTTGGCGCACGCCGGGAGCATGGAAAGGAAACACCGCCCGCACAAAAGCGGGACAAACAATTAGCGGGCGGCAGCGGGGATTGAACCCGCCGGCAGTGGGCTGAACCAGTATAAATACTGACTTTTTACCATGACCGTATCCCGACATATACCACCGTCCCAAGACAGCAGGGCGGACTTGAACCGCCGACACGGGGTGTGCTTTCCCCGGCTCTACCAACTGAGCTACTGCCACACGAACACCACAGTTCCACATCGGATAATGCGCTCCCGCACTACCTCTGTTTCACCGCGAACGGATGAGTAGTCCGCGCCTGTGCCGTGTATTGTATACACAACGTCTTGACAAGAGCCTGCGGATTTGCACCGCACGCGCTAAGGCGCGGCACTATGCGGCTCTGAAATCTGCGCAGGGTCAAAGGAGAAAGCCCCTGCGCCTTGTATCGTCTGCGCGATGTTGCAAGTCCGCGCTATTACTATGTTTGAATCGAACAAAAATACCGCTTGGGCGCGGTGATCAGACTGGTTGAATGTTGGCTCTGTGTCCGTCGCCTCAAACGGTATTTTTTCGATTATATTGTATCACAAATATAAAGGGACATGGGGGACATTCGGGACAAATTGCAAAAATATCTGAAAAAGATATTATCGAATAAGCTGTATTTACCCTCTGAAATCCGGTGCTTACTAACTTCACGCCGATTTATTCTTCATCTTCTCCATCGTCGAAGTCAGCGTCAAGTTCACGGTTAGTCCGCTGCCGCACCAGCTCGTCATATCTTTTCGGATCATACTTGTATTCGGATAAGTCCTTAAGGATCTCATGAACCTCATGCTCAATGATCTTCTGCACCTCGGCAGGCTCGGAGGACGCAGCGCAGTCAGTGGCACATCTTCCGGCAAGAGCCACAAGCCCGCCGCGAACGAAGTAGAGCAGGTCGGCGGTCATTTTCTGTACGTCCTCTGAACGGTGCATTTTGCCCTGGAATTCCTTTGCCTGCATTTCCGCGATGACCGCCTTGGACTCCTTGAGTTTTGCCTCTGCCTTTTTCCGCTTAAGCTCCACATCAGCGGTATCATCATCGCTCCGGCGCGATTCCAGCGACGCGCAATAAGCCCTCATGGTTTGTGTAAAGTCGTAGAGTGCACCGTGCTTTGTCTTGGTTTCCTTGATGATCCCACGCGCTGTTATGTCGCGGATCCATGACGTAGTCTTTCCGGTCGCCGCTACAATGTCGGCGGTCTTCACGAATATCTGTGCCCCGGCTTTCAGCGAGTATATGATCTCCGCCGGCTTCAAGTTCGCGGGACGTGCGTCCTGTGCCGCCTCTGTACGCGCTTCTTCCTCCATAGCATCCAGCCTTGCCGCCGCGTCAAGCACCGCGCTGTCGCTGCTCACAGAGGGAACATCAGCCGCTTTCCTGCGTGGCGTGCGCGCCGGCTTATCTGCGGCGGCTTCCGGCGCTGTTTTCTTCGTAGCCTTGCGCTTGGTGTCCGCACTTCCTTTCGCGGTGCTTTTAGTCTGTTTCGCTCCGCTTGAACCGCCTTTTTCACTACTTTTAGCGGGTTTCGCTCCGCTTTTCGCCGTTTTCTTGCCGCTAGGCGTGGTTTTTGCGGTACCCTTGGTGGCTTTTGCCCCGCCCGGAACTGGCTTTGTAGCTGCCTCCGCCGCCGTTTTTTTGACCTCGGTTTCCTGTGCTTTTTTCCTTGCCATTTTCTATACCCCCAAAAAATATTTTTTTCAATTCAAGTGACCCGTTTTTTTCTCCATGACTAGACGAAAATTGGGCGTCGGCGAGCCTCACCTCACCCCGCCCCCGGGTCACAGTACCTTGAGGGGGCGTTCACATCGGCAAAAGGCAGGAACAGCGCCCTTGCGCCGCTCTCTGCCATTTTATTGATGCCGTGTTGAGGTGTCAGTTGTACTCTTTCAGCAGGATAGCAAGCGCCTTTTCTGCTTCTGAGGTCTGAGGCTCGACGTCCTCGCCTCGGTCGTAATTGTACACTACTTTGCTGTCCTGGACAAGTGTGAGCTTTGAGACCCTGCCGTTGTCAATTCCGAACGGGCTTTCGTTCTCGTAGTGTTTCACCCAGTAGCTCACCGATGTCATGCCGCCGTTGCTGCTCGGTATTCCTATTGCACCTTTTGTCCACATATTCTTTTCCTCCTGCTTGATGTGTATTTCCTTTCGGTGTGTCCATATTAACTCTAAAGTGGCGAAATTGCAAGCGATTGCAAAAGAATATCCTGCACAAAGATTTCGCGGCTATCATGTGTATTTTACCTTTTGTAGCAGCGGTGAATGATGTCGATGATTTTGCTCTGCTCCTCGGCTGACACTCCGATACTCTTCAGAGCTTCTCTTGTGCCGCATTCCGGGCAAATGAGTGTGTGGCCATCATCGCGCGATATTGCAGGCGGTGCGGTATAAATCGCGCTGCACTTGGGGCATTGCGCCGCTCTTCTTGATGTTGTTTCTTTCATAGTGTTGCCTCCTCGCTTCTCTTTACTGCGTCCATCAAGATATTGATATCAAATCCGAAATCTTTGTAGCCTTCTCTGCAGGTGTTGATGTACACCGAACTTGGTATCCCTATCCGCCTATCCTCACGCATAATGTAAGCAAAGCAGTCGTGGACGCCCAAGTCCTCGCCGTCCTTGCCCCATATCTGCTGTCGGAATTCCTTCTTGTAGTAGAATGCAGGGAAACCCTCGTAGCGGTCTAAGGCGCTAATGTCGCGCTCCGTGACCGCCCATACGCCCACAGGAACGTTAGAGCCTTTTCGCCGTTCAATGGTCAGGTATGCCCCGGTCTTGCTACCTTTGAAAAGTAGCTCGTAGTCTTTGATTTCAGCCGTTCCGTAGAATTTCGCGTCCGGACAGCGTATGATCATCTGAACAATGTTGAGGTTGCTGCCATAAGCCAAGTAAAGTTTTTCTTTCATAACAATACGTCCTTTCTGAAGAATTGCCCTTCTACCACCCTAAGACCGCCGAAGCGGTCAGGGGCGGTTTGCCGGGGTCATGCTGTTCTGCCGTTTCGAAAAGCTCCATCGCCGCTCAGACGGTTTGTGAAAGTTTCTCTTGCGGTCTTGAACTCGTTCCCGATAAATCCAAGGCGAAGGAGCCAAGTGCGCATCGCGTATTTAGGGTTGTCCACCTGCTGGGGCTTGGGGCTTGCGCTCTTTGCGTTCTTTGCCATCGCACTGAGCGCTAAGCAAAGCTGTATGTAGCTCTTGAGCTGTCCTGCGTGAAGCCCATTCTGCTTTGTGCCGCTCGGTGCGTCGAATTGGAAAAGCCTGAACTCAACCGTGCCCTTGGTGAAAGTGGCGTGCAGGTTAAGCATGTGGTATCTGCTGTCGTTGTAGTGCGCTGACCGGCCGTAGCTTGCATTCTGGCTCGTGTACCAGATGTCCGCAAGCTCTGCCATGGTCTGGGGCTTTTTGCGGTTGAGCTGTTCGAGGAATGCGGGGCTTACCGTGCGGCAGTAGCGGTTCATTCTTCCTCTGTCGAGGTTGAGGGCGCTTGCTAAAAGGCTTTCGTGGCTTGCCATTATATTGGCGAGGTTCCTGAGGCTCTGCGGCGTGTGTCCCTGCGCGCCGATGTGAACGTGTACCCCGCACCCCCTTGTTGCGTCACTTTTGGCTCCTGCCTTGCGAAGTCGGCGAACGAGTTCCTGAAGTGTTTCGATATCGCTGTATGTAAGGATCGGAGTTACCATTTCGCACTTTTCACCGTCAGGTCCGTGAATGCTTACGTCTTTCTGAAATTTCCATTCGCGCCCCTCGCTGTCCCAAGCGGAGAAGGTGCAGTATCCGTTGCGGCCGGCGGTGTTTTCGTGGCGGTGCGTTCCGAAGAACTCAGCGGCGATCTGCGCGGCTTTCGCTCTTGTTATGTTGTTCATCTCGACCTCAACGCCTATGGTCTGGTTCTTAATGCCCTCGATCTGTACCTGTGTGTTTTTCATTGTCGTGTCCTCCGTTTGGCTTTGTTTTCCCTTTCGGTGTGTACATATTAACTCTAAAGCGAGATAATAGCAAGCGGTTTAGGAACAATATATTACACGAAATGTACAGCGGAATTATGTGTATATTATGCCGCTCGGTGCTGCCTGCTGACCAGCTATATATTAACTCCGAAAGGGACACATATCAAGAGAATAAACTCACAAACTTTCAACATTCAACTGTGAATAGTAAACAATGCCAGAAAGAACGAAGAAAACGCAGGGCAAAGCAACGCCGTTCCCCCACAGCTTGTATTCCGCTGAATCGCTGTGAGGACTTTTAAGCCATGAGCGGAGCTGCTTACCTGACTTTACCTTGTTTGAGCCGCTCGTTATATTGCGGTGAACTTCAAATACCTGCCGCCAGAATTCAAGTTCACCCTCAGTCGGTTCTTCTGTTCCAAGGTCGGCGCACCACCAATCCGGAAAGCCTTGCAGCCGGGCGCACTCCGTAGGCATGAGCCGCCGGACGATGTATTGAGGTTCTTCCGCAACGGTCGGTGGATCCTTATAATCAGATGCCACAAGAGTGCCTGCAACATTCTCGGTAGCTTCTGTGTGGTATGAGTTCTTGCTCGTGCTATACACCATCGCCGGCGAAAAAGCTACAGCGTGACGGTCGGTAGCGTTCAACGTGAAAGAAACGTCCTCGTTCACTCCTCTGCCTTGCGGTCCGTTCTTGTCCGTTCTGCCTATCATCGAGCCTTGGACGGATACAACAGCAACCCCGCCTTGGTTGGAGTCCGGCGCATTACCGCCGGTATCTATTGTCCGCGACGTAGTAGTTTCATAGCAATTATGCCTGGCATTCTTTGTTCCCTCGGAGGTAAATCTTACATCAAAACATCTCGTTTCTTTGGTCACAACAAACGGCTGATTGTTCCCGCCCATTCCATAGGTCGAACTTACTGTTGGAGCGACATCAAGCGGTCCGGTATACCGTGTGTCCTGTGAATGATTTTCGTAGACAGTTGCTGGTATCGTCCCAGCGCGGAGCGTGGGCGAGGTTTCTTCCTCGTAGCCGATTCCACGTGCTTTCGCCGAATGCTCCGCGCAAAAGCCGGCAGCGTTCATTAAGCCCCCGCTTGCCGCTCCAATGCCGCCCTCAGCAGCGGCGGCAGTTCTTTGCCACGCGCGGAAGCTCTCAGAAGAATACCCCGACACGCCTTCTGACTCAAACAGTATCTTTCCGGCGCGTTCGGAATCAAGATCTGCGACAAGGTAGATGCGTTTTCTTCGCTGGGGTACTCCCCAGTATTGAGCGTCAAGGACTCTCCAGGCAATGGAGAAGTCTTTTGCCATGATATATCCCGCTGTTGTCCATCCCTCATATTGAGGAACAGAAACGGTTTCATCTTTGATTTTACACAGGCTTTCGAGGACGCACCGAAAGTCCTCGCCGCCGTTTGAGCTGAATGCTCCGGGAACGTTCTCCCACACGCAGTATCGCGGGTATTTGCCATTTGTTGCACACCTCATTTCCTTGATTATCCTGACTGCCTCATAGAACAGGCTGGAACGTGCGCCGTCCAAGCCGCTCCTCTTTCCGGCAATGCTCATATCCTGACACGGACTGCCAAATGTGATAATATCGACAGGCGGTAGTTCCGCGCCGTTAAGCGCAGACACGTCGCCGTAGTGTTCCATCTGCGGCAGTCGCTTGGTTGTGACACGGACTGCAAATGGTTCTATTTCCGAGGACCACAGCGGAGTTATTCCCGCAAGCACTCCACCTAGAGGAAAGCCGCCGCTGCCATCAAACAGACTGCCTAAAGTCAGTTCACTCATGCTCCACCGCCTTTGCAAGTGAAGCATACGGGATTTTTTCACCGTTTCGCTCTACAAATACATCGTCAGAACGTCCGGTATCATCAACATATCTCCGCAGGATAACGGAAGCGTACTTCTCGTCCAGCTCCATCGTATAGCATATCCGGTTTGTCAGCTCGCACGCCATAAGCGTTGAGCCGCTCCCTCCGAACGTATCAAGCACGATAGCATTTTCCTGTGAGGAATTCTGAATGGGGTATGATAAAAGGTCAAGGGGCTTCGAGGTAGGGTGGTTCGCGTTCTTCTTGGGTTTGGCAAAGTTCCAGATGGTGGTCTGCTTTCGGTCGGAATACCATGAATGCTTGCCGTTTTGCAGAAATCCATATAGAACCGGCTCATGCTGCCATTGATAGTCGCTTCGCCCTAAAACCAGACTATCTTTGACCCAGATACAGCAGCCAGCGAGATGAAATCCGGCGTCAACGAAAGCCCGACGGAAATTCAGTCCCTCCGTATCAGCATGGAAGATGTATGCCGCCGCTCCCTTTTCGAGACAGTCGACCGCCACGCTGAAAGCCGATTTAAGGAAGCTGTAGAAATCTTCGTCCTTTATGCTGTCGTTCTGAATGGTCAAGCCGCTCGATGATTTGAACGATACGCCATACGGCGGGTCTGTCAGGAGCAGGTTCGCGCGCTTGCCTCCCATCAGAGCGGCAACATCATCGGCGCTGGTAGCATCGCCGCACATCAGACGGTGTCTGCCTACCGTCCAGATATCGCCGCGCTGTACAAATGCCGCTTTCTCCAATGCGGCTGACAGGTCGTACCCGTCATCTTCAACATCAGATTTGCTTTTATCATCGAATAAGTCCGCAAGTTCCTTTTCGTCAAAACCTGTGATGGATAGGTCAACGCCCTCGCCTTGCAGGTCTGACAGCTCCACAGCAAGCAACTCATCATCCCAGCCTGCGTTAATGCTCAGCTTATTGTCTGCGATGATATATGCGCGTTTCTGCGCCTCGGTGAGGTGTGATTCCTTGACGCAGGGTATTTTCTTTAAGCCCAGTTTTTGCGCGGCGTAAAAGCGACCGTGACCGCACAAAATCGTGTTATCCTCGGCAATGACGATAGGGGCGAGGAACCCGAACTCTTTTATTGACGCGGCAATTTGTGTTATCTGTGCAGAGGAATGCGTCCTGGCATTTCGCGCATAGGGGATAAGCTCCTCAACGTCCGCAAGGTAATAGTTCAGCTCGTTACTCACCGTAAACCACCTCCCGAACGTACGTCGTCGGCGCGGGACGTGATTCTTTAAGCTGAAGATTGATTTCACTCCGTATCGCGATGACCTGTTTCATGTAAGATTGAGCCATCGCTACATACGGAGATTGAATAGGTGCACCGGTGGTCGGGTGCTTGGCAATATAGCCATACTTTGAGATAAGCCGCTCAAGGTGTATCCATCGAGCCACGGAGAATGCATACTGCTCGACCATCTGCATTGATACAGCGTTCTTCATCCCGCGCGAATCGAGCCATTTGAGCGTGTCCTTTAACACCTCATCGGCTCCAAGTTCGCTGCCGTCGCGCTGTATCTCTTTCAGATACTCCTTGATAGGCGGCATCTCAACCGCTTTGATTTCTTCACATTTTTTCCTGGGTAACATAAAACCTCCTCAATTTTATATTGCGCCGGGCGAGAACGCAAAAATTGAGGAGTGCATTGCATCTGATTATGTTTTCATTATATCACGCATTGGACGGGACATGGGGGACATTGGTGACAACTTAATCAGGATTGTCCGATATGTAGCGATAGTACATCTTCTTGACGGAGTCGATGGTGTTCCCACCACCGAGCTCCTCCGCAACAGTACGCCAGCTTTTATGCTTGAGAACTCGCTTCTCCATGATGCGCTTAATAAGCAGGTCGTTGATACGCGCGATATACCGCTCAATTCTGACTTTCAAAGCCTCATACTCCTTGACCTCATTGCCAAGCTCCGTCTTGAGGTGTGCCAGCTCGATAAAGCTGTCCTCGGTACGGTTGCGCGGTGTAGGATTCTTCGGTACACCGCTCGTATCGAAGGCGCTGGAACCACAGAGTTTTGCTTCAATCCTCGCGATTCTCTCTTTATCATCTCGAATAGCGTCCTCCAGCAGGTAATATTTATTTAATTCTGCTACCGTCATAATATCGTCCAATCCCCTTTATTAAAGATATCCGTTGTCTTTTGCGAATGTGTTCATCTTCTTGAGTGTTATTTTCCCCACGCCCGGAATATTGGCATTTGCGAATGCCTCGAGGAATTCAGCGGCACTCTTTGCCGAAGATGACTGCTGCCGAAATGCTGTAGAAAACTTACTTGCCACCGCAGACGCGGAGCGAATCTTCTCGACCAGTTGAGCGTCGGTCATTTTGCGGAGTTTAACAGCCTCCTCATGTATACTTACTTCTTCCGGTGTTCGCCTGCAGTTTCTTTTCTTTGCCATTGTTTTTTACACCTCCCTGTGAAATTGATTGCAAACGGCTATTTTTCGTCAAGGTATGAGAGCAGCGTTTGTTGAGCCGCCTCAAAGCCATAGCACACCTCGACTGCATATCCGTTGCTCTTCAGCTTTTCTATCCAAGTGTTCTGTGCATTAGACGTCCGCCCATTTGGAGCTTTCATCTCGATAAACAGTCCGTGATAAGCGCCGCGCGGAACAGGGAGAAACAGATCTGGAACACCCGCCTGCACTCCCATCGCCTTGAACCTTGCAGCTTCGACTTTGCTGCGCTTGCCGCCGTTCGGGACATGAAACAGCAACGACAACTCGGGGTGTCTGCCGCTTTCGAACTGCGCCCAGCGAATAAGTATCATCTGTTCGTTATCTTCTATGTGCTGCATTTATACCCCCAGAACGTGTGACGCGTACATATCAGCAGTGTGAGTAAAGAGTACAGCCGGGTACCGTTCAACCGCTCTGCCGTAATACTCCCATTCTTTCTGATCGGTAAACGACCCCATGTGCCAGCGAATACACGCTATCTCCTGTTCAGTGAGGGTAATATGCCGCTGGAGCATTATCAGGGACTTTTCGCCATGACCTGTGAGTATCTGGTTCTTGTTCCATTCCCACTTGTCGCCGGCCCAGTTGTAGCAGTAGTCATCGACCTTGCAAAGGTCATGGAACATCCCGACAAGCCAAGCGCTCCTGCTTTCGTTCCACTGCAATCCGAGGTTTCGCGTATATTTCTCCAGCTCGGCTGCAACTTGACTAGAGTGTATATAAAGTCCACCGCGCTGGTTTCCATGATGTCCAAGGGAGGCTGGAGCAGCGAAAAAGCCGTGTGCCTTGAGCCAAGATGGGAAATTTTCAGGAACGTCAATGCATTCTGGATAATTGAAAAAGTCGGAATAGTTTTCCTCGTTTACCTTTGCAAGTTCCTTGTGATCGTCACCAAAACAGCTAAACAGGAACTCCAGCTTTCTCTTTGCATCGGCGCAGGGCTTGAGCTTGCCGCTCTCCCAAAACTCGACCTCGCTGGGGATCTCATCAACAGCATAGGCTACCCGCTCAATAGTTAAGCCTTTTCTTTCTCGTAAATTTTTCAACTGACTTCCTATTTCGTTATTCGGCATCTTCCTCGTCCTCCGTGTCCTCGTTCTCATCGAACGTATACTGATGTTCGACCTCGGAATCGCTTGCCGCTCTTCGTTCCTCCTCAGCTGCCAAAGTATTCAGATAAAGGCTCATGCAGTTGTAAATCTTGGTCTGCGATTCCTGCCAGGAGTCCACCATTCCTTTCGGAATACGAAGTGACGGAATCATTGCAACCAACTGTAAACCGTTGTATACAAGCAGATATGTAGCATCGTCCTCGCCCTGAATAAGCACCTTTTGTGTATATTCTGTTTCAACGACGGGCGAAAGCAGCTCAGCGGGAATAAACGCAAACGCAGTCTGGTCTTTGTCGACAACGACTTTCATCTCTTCATCTCCGAAGAATGTCGAGTGTATTTCGATTTCGTCTGCTTCAAATCTTCTGAATTTGCAGGCCGTTTCAACCTTTTTGGCAAGTATCCATGCTCCGTCGTTATCGTCCCATGTCTTGTCGATTGTCTTTGCACTGAAATCGAACATGGCACAAGCCTGTTCATACGTTATTGACGGCAAATCGGAAATGTCGTAAAGACCCCAGTTTCCTCCGAGCCACTGCTGTGACTGCTCGTTGGTCGTGGAAGTTATGCCAAGGTAATGTGTCTTTTTCACAAGCTTTGCGAGTTTCTTGATTATCATGTGTCCTCCTCCTTTTGTGATTGATTAGTCAGCAAGTTTTCTGCCTCCACAAGAGCAATGTCGAGCTGTTGCCCCATATAGACTTGGTACTTAACAAAATTAACCACTTTTGCAAGCGAAACATTATAGCGCTCGGAAACATATACGATTCGCTCGATCAGCTTATCGCGCTCTGCTGAACCTAAAATGCAAAACCGAGATATGTAATCTATATTGATTAAAAAATCGACAGCAAGCAGCGTTTCAAGCGTTGTAGTTCTTGGCTTTGCCAAGAGACACACAAGCCGTCTAACGTTCAGAAGATCGTATGGAGCAGCAGTATTCCTCTCAGCCGATTCACATATAGCCGATATGTTCACTAACTCACTTAGTGGTGTAACTGTCGGCTCTGAGAGCTTCACTTCCACTGAAGCTACTGGAAACCTTAATAAGGTGTGATTTATATTCTGCTCTAAGATTTCTGCGAAACTCAATTATATCACCTTCTTTCTAAGATTTAGTTTTAAACCTTGCTTACAACTACTCTGCAGGTATTCACAGCTGTGCCGCTCTCCTTGAACGAGCTTTCCGGCAGCGGCTCAATGGTACCGCCATAGCTTTCCACAAGAGCGCGGAACTCTGTTGTGCGCTTATCAGTGCGGAACAGCACCGACGCCGACATGATTGCAACAACACAGCGTGTAGCCATGTGTATTGCCTTGGTGACGTGGATAATGTCCTGCTGTTTGGCAAACGGCGGATTCATTACGATCACGCTGTACTGCTTGTCCGGTTCGAACGTCATGAAATCATCATGCACCAGTTTGAACCCCTGTTCTTCAAGGAAAGCGCGGTTTTTCGAATTAAGCTCCACACAGTCACAGCCGGGCATATACTTGGCGATTGCTCCTCTGCCTGCCGAAGGTTCAAGGCACACATCGTCAGGCGTGATGTTTGCAAGTCTTACCGTTTCAGCAGCAAGCTCGTCCGGGGTCGGGAAGAACTGATACTCTGTTTTCTCGCTGGTGTATTCGCCAGTGAGGATAATGCTCTGCAGGATATCCTCTACATCGTCAGCGAAGACGTGGCACTTCTTGGGGCTGTTCCACTTGCCGCCGATTGCTGAAAGCACCTTGCTTACCTGCTGATATGTCTTTCGGTCAAGCTGTTCTGTGAGGCGCAGTGTGTTGCCGCTCACCTCTGCTTTTGCAAGCACTTCAATTATTGCGCTGTCAATTCTCATGTCTTTATGTCCTCCAACATAAGCTGTATTATTTCCTCGGGGGCGTTATCCCACCCGGATTTGATGGTGGCTACTATCTCATCAAGAGCATGGTTCTGCTCTTTTATGAGCTTGGAAGCCCTTTTCTTGAACCAACCCGCCAACTCGATCGGATTGTCCGGCATATTCTCCAGTTTGTCTACTGACTTCATATTCTGGAATGATGATGCAAGCAGCACCATCTTCTCAACTGTTTCACGCTGCTTATCGGGAATGATGTATACCAAGGGCAGTTTCTCAATCTCTGAGCAGTCGAGTTTCCGAGAAAAGCCCGTCTGCGTGCCATCATCAGGCGGTATGCACAGCTCAAGCGATGCCAGGAGGCACAGCAGACCATATTCGGGCAATATTTCTGGGACGAATCGCACCGCACAGACGTGTCTTGAAAGGACGCAGTCGCCTATATCGTTTATCGCGACCTTTCCGAGCGTTCCCACGGTCGAAACGAGTATATCACCCAACTTGGATATTGTTTCGTTCTCGCAGTACTTTTCGCATTTCAGCCGGGCGTCCTTCATGCAGGATGCTCCGACAATGTAGGGGATTCCCTTGCCATCGGTATTCAGCTTGGCTTTGTCTAGGTTGCGTCCCTGGAATATCGCGGCACAATCACCTATGGTTATGTATTCGCTCATAATTCCTGTTCCTCGAAATACTTCATTCCGATTAGATCAGCAATGCCAATGCTACCGTCATCACATGCGTGAGGTGTTTTTCTTCTCACATATGAAAATGCTCCTTTGCCAAGACAACCAACTGCATCTGTGATGCTAATTGCCACGTGCTTGTCTGTGATTTTCTCTTTTACGCCTACAAGGATTTCACCGCAAAGCTTGCACATGTACACCGGCATGTAATACCCGTTTTTGTCGTTATTCATATTGTTCCTCCTGTTTAATTTTCCGACCGCATTCCGGACAAAATCTCAGCTTGTAACTGCCATAGTCGCACCAGCTTTT